CACTAACTGAATCAAAAGTTGGTTTGGCACGTAGAGAAGAATTATTAGAAAAAATAAATAAAGATGGAACTTATTTACCTAAATCTATTTTACATGCAGATTTGGATGGTGGTTTTTTAGATTTCGTAAAAAATGAATTGAAACTGGTGGTTGAGGGTAAGGTAGTACCAAACGTGGATATATTAATTACAACTCAAAATTGGGCTCAATTTACGCAAACTTGGGATTTTCAAAATATAGATAAAAACGTAGAACCCCCTTTTATAGCTATTGTAAGAAATCCAGAAGTTAAGTTTGGAACGAATCCTTCAACACTTTATAACATACCAAATCGTAAACAATTTTTTTATGCTCAAGTACCAACGTGGGATGGTAACAGACAAGGAATGGATATTTACAAAATTCCACAACCTATACCTGTTGATATTACTTATCAAGTAAAGATTGTTTGTAATAGAATGAGAGAATTGAATGCATTTAATAAAGTTGTTTTGGATAAATTTTCATCAATTCAGGCTTATCAGGTTATAAAAGGACATTATATACCAATTAAAAATACTAATATAACAGATGAATCAGTTATGGACATAGAAAAAAGAAAGTATTATATTCAAAGTTATGAATTTATTATGATGGGTTTTTTAATTGATGAAGATGAATTTGAGGTAAGTCCAGCCAAAACGAGAATTTTAAAAATTATAGAGTTTGAAACAGAAAGAATAAAAAGACAAAAAAAATTAATATCACCAAACAAAAATACAAATCAAACAATAACATTTAATGTCGGAACTAATTCTTTATCTCAAGTTTTTCGTTATACGATTGATTTTAATATTGGTGAGTCCATTAACATTCAAGATTTTGACATATATATCAACAATGATTTTTATGGTACAAATGTATCGATGATACAAATAAATACAAATGATGTTGTTACAATAGATATAATAAGAGATAATCCAAGTCAAGTATCTTCTTTAGAGTTATTGGGGGTTTTACTTTAGTCTCCATATATATCTTTTTTTTCTTTACACTTTTCAACGATTAATCTTTCAAGAAATCTATACATCTTTATACCATTGGCGTCACAATATTTTTTTAGGATATTATGTACTTCAATAGAAATTTTTAGATTCTTTATTTTTTTTTCTTTTTTTTCCATAGTAGAAAAAAGGTAGAATTTATTCTACTTTATTTATTAATACATATACTGAAGTAAAGTATTTTGTATTCTATGTGAATATTTATCTATAAATAAATTTTTAAAAGATAAAAAAAATGTCAAATTCTAAAGTATTCGTATCACCCGGTGTTTATACATCAGAAGTGGATTTGAGTTTCGTATCTCAAAGTGTTGGTGTAACAACTTTAGGTATTGTGGGAGAGACAATTAAAGGTCCCGCATTTGAACCTATATTCATTACCAATTTTGATGAATTTACAACTTATTTTGGAGGACTCTCGCCTGAAAAATTTGTAAACACACAAATTCCTAAATATGAAGCTGCTTATATAGCAAAAGCTTATTTACAACAATCAAATCAACTATTTGTCACAAGGATTCTTGGATTATCAGGGTATGATGCTGGACCTTCTTGGTCTATTACCACATCTGCAAATGTCAATCCAACAAGTGTAGGTTTTGCATGTTCTAGTGCTGTAACTAGTACAGCAACTTGTGTTACAACATGTGTTGCCTTCAGTGCAATTTCTTTTTCAATTGATTTTTCGGGATGTACAAACTCAACAACAAGTATTTCTTATTTAAATACCAATCAAATACCTGATGAAATTTTAGATAAATTATATATACCTTATGAAAATTTTAATGGAAGTACATCCTCATTAGATGAACAAATAAAAAATCAAATTTTTGATATTTTAAACGAACCATTAACAGAAAGTGATTCGATATATTACTACGGACCGATTTCTGGTAGTGTTTATGACTCTTTATCAACTGGTTATACTGCAGGAACAAATGTATTTAGTGTAAATAGTGTTGATGCTGATACAATAAATTATTCGGCACCTGAAAACGATCCTTGGTATTATGCTCTATTTGATAATGTTAGTGTAAATAGTAATGGTGCTTATACTGGTTATTCTTTTTGGAGTGTGGTTAGTGGATTAACTTCAATAAATGTTATATCAACAACAACCACATCAACTTCAACTACAACTACTACTACATCACCATGTGTGACACCATTGCCAACAACTACTACAACTACTACAACAGCAGCACCAATTGATTGTTTTTCAGGTAGTTTGGTAGGACAAATATTTATCTTTACAGGTACTTCTTATACTGACTTTGAAGATTTAGTAATTGCCACACTAAGGTCTAGAGGTTTGGCAACTTATTCCACTGATGACGGACCAGTTTATCAAGTTACAGGATTAACTGATGTGAGTATGGATTGTACAGGAAGTTATTCAGCTATTACTAAAAATCCTTATTCGACTTTTGGGATTGATATTACTGACAAAAATGGAGATACATATTTTTTCGAAACCTCTTTCACTTTATCTGACCCTAAATATATAAGTAAGGTTTTTGGTAATTCTAATTTTGGTAAACCAAGAACTATAGTACCTTTGTTCGTTGAGGAACAATTCCAAAATTTATTAAATTATGCTTACAGAAAAGGTTATATACGTGGTTTAAAATGTGATTTAATTGATTTACCAAATGCGAGATCCCAAGATATTACATCAATAGCTTGGTACTTGGAAAGATATCAATCAGCGTCTTCACCATGGTTAGTTTCAGAACTTAGAGGTAATAAAGTATATAACTTATTTAAATTTGTTACCATTGCTGATGGTAATTTTGCAAATGTTGAAGTTAAAATTTCAATCACTAATATTTCTTTTGGTAATGGAACTTTTGATGTCCTTGTTAGAGACTTCTTCGATTCGGATTCAGCACCACAAGTTTTAGAAAAATTTACAAATTGTTCTATGAATCCGAATGAAAATAACTTCATTGCAAAAAAAGTTGGAACAACTGATGGTGAATATCAATTGAACTCAAAATTTGTTATGGTAGAAATGAACGAGGATGCACCAATTGATGCATTACCTTGTGGTTTCGAGGGTTATTCGTTCAGAGAATACGCTGGTGTTAAACCTCCATTCCCCATCTATAAAACAAAATATGATTTTCCTGGTGAACAAATTTATAATCCACCATTCGGATTAAGTAGTGGTGGTGATGATGCCTTACTAAGTTCAGGTGATAATGTGAGAAGAACTTATTTAGGTATTGGAGATTTTTATGGTTATGATGTTGACTTTTATACTTACAAAGGTAAAGTGATACCTAGTTCTTTCTGTACAGCAATAGAGGGTAATGAGTGGTCTTTTAAAACCAAAGGTTTCCATATGGATATAAATGCAAGTGCAATTACAATATCTAATGCTTATGTATCTAGTGGAACTCCTGCTTACTATGTTGGTGTTGCGGAATTTACATCCGATCCTGAAAGTGAAACAAATCCATATTATAGATTATTCGCACGTAAATTTAGTTTATTATGTAAGGGTGGTTTCGATGGATGGGACATTTATAGAGAATACAGAACAAACGCAGATAGGTTTATTTTGGGAAGAAGTGGTTATTTAAAAGGAGCTTGTCCTGATTTTAGATATCCTAATGCAACTGGATGGGGAGCTTTCAAACAAATTACTGTTGGAGATAACACTCAAGATTATGCAAATACTGATTATTATGCTTATTTGTTAGGACAACAAACATTTGCAAATCCTGAAGCAGTTAATATCAATGTATTTACTACACCTGGTATTGATTATGTAAATAATAGTAATCTTGTTGAGGCTGCAATTAACATGATAGAATTTGATAGAGCAGATTCAATTTATATTACAACTACTCCAGATTATCAATTATTTAATCCATCTGCGGCAGACCCTCAAGGATTAATTTATCCCCAAGAGGCTGTAGATAATTTGGAAACTACCGGGATAGATTCAAATTATACAGCAACATATTATCCTTGGGTGTTAACTAGGGATACAGTTAACAATACTCAGATTTATATTCCTGCAACAGCTGAGGTATGTAGAAATTTAGCTTTGACAGATAATATAGCCTTTCCTTGGTTTGCGGCTGCAGGTTATACGCGTGGTATTGTAAATTCAATTAAAGCCAGAAAAAAATTAACACAAGAAGATAGAGACACTTTGTATCAGGGTAGGTTGAATCCTATAGCTACTTTCTCTGACGTAGGAACTGTAATTTGGGGTAATAAAACTTTACAAATTAGAGAGTCGGCTTTGGATAGAATTAATGTAAGACGTTTGTTGTTACAAGCAAGAAAATTAATTTCTGCCGTTTCGGTAAGATTGTTATTCGAACAAAATGATGAAAAAGTTAGACAAGATTTCTTAGATGCGGTTAATCCAATATTGGATGCTATTAGAAGAGATAGAGGTTTGTATGATTTCCGTGTAACGGTTTCATCGGATCCTGCTGATTTGGATAGAAATCAATTAACTGGTAAAATATATATAAAACCTACTAAATCGTTAGAATTTATAGATATTACATTCTACATCACTCCAACAGGTGCTTCGTTTGAAAACATTTAAA